CTCAGTAACCAATCAGGCAATACAGGTTTTACAAGGACCTTATATTACCAACACTTATAGTAATGGTATACAGTGCCAAGGTGCTACCATGAACCTTACTCCATTCGTCACCGGATCGCTTACACAACAGCATCCGTTCGAGGACATGTTCCAAGATCCTGTCTACAACAACGTTGATGCTAATGATGATGGGGTACCTGATAATCCAGGTGAGATATTATATTACATTCCAACTCGTACTGGTCAAAAGAATACTCAGAACTTATCAATAGGTATCAGTGGTACTATAAGTTGGCCACTTGATAAGAAATTGACTGCTTTATGTAAAGAAGCAGCAACACAGCAGATAGCATACATCGAGCAGACAAATGCTAACAAGCGTTTGGATTTTGAGATTGCAAGATTGAAAAACTGTGGAGAACTAATGAAGGCTGGAATTATGTTCCATCCAAAGTCTCCTTACTATGCAGTGTGTGCTGACGTAGTGTTAGTGAACCCACCAAACACACTACCAGAACATAAACATTCTATCCCTTCCGCTTCTTATTCTTTGAGTAGTCCTTCAAAGGTGGAAGACCCTTTGAATCCCGATACTTATTTGATACAACCTCCGACTTCGACAAAATCCGATGACGTCCCAGTTTCTTCTTCACAGTATCAGTTGCCTTCTTTATTAGAGGTTTCAAAGCCCTCAGAATCAAATCCGCTAGGGGTTTTGCAAATAGGGCAGACGCAGTAGCAACAGTTGCTATGACTGCTGTGGTCGTAACCACGTTAGTCGATGGTAAAAATTTTTCAATAGCAGTAGTAGGTTCATATAATACCACACAGGTAGTTCCTTGGAGTTCATGACCTATAACCTTCTCATCTCCACTTTGAGATAGATCACCCACTCTTGGTTGACCTGGTGCAGGACATGGTTGTTCCTCTGCACCTAGATCAGCAGTCTCAGGAACCTCTGGTGCATCAGGTGGATCTGGTGGTGGTTGCACTTCGGGTGGTGGTGTCTCAGTTATTATTGTCATCTCTTCTGGTACATAGTCCATCGCATCATAGGATGGATACTGACCGTCACATAAAACAACAGTCCCTTCACTGTCATCTTCGACAAGTGAGGGACTTTTTCCTTTGTCTTCTGGGTGTGCTTCCACACAACCTGGTAAATCAACTATCGGTTTCCCGATGTTTACTGTAACTGGTACGTGGATGACAGGTACATTAGGTGCAGTATTGAATACACCTATCTCTGGTATGTTTAGTGTCCTAACTGTGACGTTAGGTATTTCAATGTCATCCATGATACTTTCATTGCCAATACTCGTCTAGTACATCTAATACTCTGTTGAGATAATCATTTGCACCTTTGCATTCCCATTCTCCCTTCTCTCCTATCTCACATTTATAATGTAACTCTCTCTTTAGTTGCATCAACTTGTTAGTCATCTGCACCTTATCTAGTCTACCGTTCATCTTAGTCCTCCTTGATACAATACTCTGCTCTATGCGGAGCGTTGAATCCCCTTAGGTCTTCTTCCGCTTGCTTTATTGCAGTATATGCATCGTCTGCATACTCACAGATTTCATGGAGTCCATTATATATGTCATGGTAACCGACAGTATAGTGAGCCATTAGAAAGGTTAGATACTACCTACTAATTATCTCACAACGGTATAAAATTACACCTTTTTACTAGGGTTTGCGGATATTGTCACGGGACCCTGTTCTAGTCTTATGACCTGATGAGGTGTTGCTTGGGATGCCTTTTCTATAAGCATTTCTATATCCTTCTTGCTTATGTTACCATCACCACCACCATTTGCACCGTTCTTCTTCTTACCTCCGGTCTGAATTCCGAACGTAGCTGTTACCCCTGTAAAGACCGAAGCTATAAAGGTCGGATCTATCTTATCTTGTTGCCAACCAGGTATTGTAACATAGTTTAGTGTCAATATTGCACCAGACCAGACCAAAATACCAAGGCGAACAAACGTACTAAGGATAGCAAGTTGCTCCTCTTTATCTTCAGAAAACTCTTTGAGTTTTTCTAGAGGATTCTTTTTCTTCTCATCCTTTTTTTCCATTCTAACACTGCTAGGCAGTTTTATTTATAGAGATGGAGGTGTAGATAGAGATGGCATTGCTGGTCCTGTCATTTCTGGCATATCAACACTAGGAAGTGACTCGCTAACGCTTCCCATCACTGCTTCAAGTGCTTCCTCTTTGAGACCTTCAATGATAGCGTCCTTTCTAATGAACACATAACCTGCTGTACCAACGACAGCAAGTGAAACTGCACCAGCGAATAGTGCTGCTGCATTAATTAGTTTTTGCATAAGAATCCTCTGCTAGTTTACGTAGATAGTCTTGGAATGCTTCCTCTATACCTTTGTTAGTAGGGTTTCCTAGATCTACCCATAGGGTGCAGAACTCATAGACTGCACGAGTGTGATCTGCTAGGTGGTGTTGCAATGCTCTAAAGACTTCTGCCCTTAGTAACATTCTCTCGTCTGAGTAACGCCAGTCATCCATATCAGCTTTGTGATCTGATAAAGTTTTCCGCGTCCAAGACAACCAGTGGTTTTTTTCCATTTTTCTTCATTACAAGAATAGGTTCGTAGTCACCAGAGTTATCAATTGCTTGTTGATAAGCATCCCAAACGTTCAATTTCTCTTGGTTCTTACATTCTATACTGTAAGGAAACTTTTGTCTAGCATCTCGTGCCATTATCAGGTCTTCACCACCTGCACCCATACTCCTCGACTCAATGTCCTCAGGGTGTACATCCCTATGCTCAATGAGCATATCTCTTACCCACTGTTGTAGTTTCCTACCTTTTGCTTTCGCGCTCTGAGGCTTCATACTTTAATAAATCCCACGTATGTTTATAATCAAACACATAGTATGTAGCACCTATTTTCTTTTCTCTAATCTTCGTTGCTAATATATGATCGTTGCCACCAGGATCCATCTTATCTCCAAAGAATTTTACATCACGATCAAAGTCTCTGAGTATCTGACTTTTATCTCTACCATGTGGTGCTATGTCTAGTCCTGTCTCACCACCAACAGTAGCATAGAGGTCAGGAAATCTATCGTTGAATCTTCTAGCGATCTCTTGTCTTTCATGCTCATCTTTATCCCATGCTTTATATACTTCTCGCTCCTCCCAGTTAGCACCTCTACCTAGGATACTAAAGTTGATACAACCTGGTCTTTCTTCTATGTGTGTACCAGTTCTTATAGTAAACTGACTATAATCTAATTCATCTTGTAAGAACTGTCTTACTTCATCTGATGGTGTCCAATCATCTCTGTAAACATTACGATCCTGTTCATAGACGTCACTACCAGAACAATTATATACTCTCTTTGCTCTATTGTATACGTCAAGACCTATCTGATCTACTGTCTTTTGTCTGTCACTACCAGTGACAAGATAAACATCATGCTTACACTCAAACTTGAGGAAGTATACCATAAATTCTAACTCCATCTGTTTCCTAGAGGGAGTCAATGTACCATCAACATCAAAGATGTATTTCATAATCTTGGGGTCAAAATTTTTATAATATCGTCAGCAATCTGACGATGCCCTAGTGGGTTTGGATGTCCTTTGCTCAGTCTAGCATACTTAAACCCCTTTGAAAAGAATAAATCATAATCCATAGAATAAATTTGGGGAGATGAATATATTAGAACGAGTGGTTTACCTAGTTCAGCAATGAATGACCTGATAGTAAATCTGTATATCTTATCTTTGAGGTTGAGATATTTTTTACTTAGTGCCCAGTCTGGTTTATATCTTCTCCATGCATGTGCTGGTTCAGAATAGTACTCTTCTCTTTGAAAAAATGGTAATTCTATAACAAAAGCATCAAAGTCTTTGATATCAAACTCAAGTTCTCTACACTTACCAGTAAATAAGTGTCTTAGGACTGTGTTAGCAGCAGCACCACCCCTTGATATATTGAACTCCTCTGCACCATAATGATCAGAGACTAACTTAGAGAAGCGACAGTCAAGAGAATGACCCTCTTCATCAAGTCCTCCTCCGTATGTCCAAGATGCACCATCAAAATATATTTTCATTTTTCATTCTCCTAATAACTTCATCAGCAATCTCCTTGCTACCTTCAGCATTTGGATGCCCATCAGGGAAGCTAGTAAACTTTGTCTTAGGAAGATTGGTAGTTTGATTAGGTTCCTTAAAGTTCAAGTGATAATCCATACAACATTCTCTAGACTTTATAAGTGTAGACCAGAACACAGGTTTATTCAACCTTTTTAGGTGTGAGTCTATACTTCTATATGTTATCTTCTCCTTTACTTGTCCGCCTTTGTCACTATAAATCCTCTTCAAATAATAATCAATCCAGTTTTCTAGGTCAGGATCTTCTTTTCTAAGTTCCTCTTTCCTCTTATATGCTTTGAACTTATATCTCCTCCAAAAACCCTTCACATCATCAAACCACTCACCCCTAGCAGTAATGGTAGTCTGCATAAAGAAACAATCATATGTTTCTAACTCATCATAATTTTTACAAAAAAAATTTCTCAGTATAGTATCGTTAGCACCACCACCAACAGCAAAGTTATGTACTTCTGCATTGAAATGCTTACCAATATGATGTGGCCATGTCAAATCTTTATAATTTTCATAACCATACTTCTTGAACCCTCCACCAGCAGTGAAGGAACAACCATCAAAATAAAATTTCACTTTTCAGCAGCGTATAATGCAAATGTAGAAGTAGTTATAACAGTCATCATGTTAGCAATATGTTGTTTAGTCTCTGAGTTACACTCTCTACCTGGCATGAGACATCCATGTATAGTAGCAGCAACTATCAGTAACTGTGTTACCACTACTACTTGTATTAGGTTTATAATTCTACCTTTCAAACAAGGAGATCCATCTCTATTCAGAGGTGGATCCCATCTACCTCTAGAGTTTGAACCCTGAGAACGTGTCCTTCTTGACGTCTTGTTTGATTCCTCCGACGACATAACTTTCTACCTCTGTCTCTTGTGGTGCAACCTGTAAACCTTTAGATGAGATCCAATGCTCTGTCCAAGGTAGTGGGTTGTTCTTTATGGGTGCATCATATATAGGATTTAGTCCAATCGCTCTCATTCTTTTATTAGCAATCCACTCAACATATTTGATGAGTAACTTGTCATTGAGTCCTATCATACTACCATCTTTGAACAGATACTGTGCCCATTCTTTCTCTTCATTCACAGCATTTCTAAACATGTCAATGACAGTTTGCTCTTCCTCCTTCATAATCTCTAGCATCACAGGGTCGTCTCCCTTCTGCCATGCTTTGATCATCTGTTGTGTCAGTACAGTATGTTGGTTTTCATCTCTGGCAATGAGTGATATAACTTTTGCAGACCCTTCCATGAGCTTGAGTTCGCCAAAAGCAAAAGAGCAAGCAAAACTAACATAAAAGCGGATCCCCTCAAGAATGTTGACATTAGATACAGCGAGATAAAGTTTACGTTTCAATTCCTTTTCTTCATAGGAGGCATTAGCACTCTCCCACTCAGGTCTCCACCAGTTGCTTTGACCATACTGTTGTGCTGCATTGATGAAGTCATCATATGCTGCTGTCACTGACTTAGCACGAGACAATATCTTATCATCATCCAGTATCTTATCAAAAACCTCAGATGGTTGAGGATAAACGTTCTTGATAATATAAGTGTAAGATCTACTATGAATCATCTCCATAAACTGCCAGACATTCATAGCACCTTCTAACTCAGGCAGTGCACAATAGGGTGCAAATGCCATGCCAGGTCCTCTACCCTGTACAGAGTCTAATAGTATCTGATACTTTAGATTACTTGTAAAGATATGCTTCTGAGTTTCATTCAGTGTCTGGTAATCACTACGATCCTTTTGTAGTGACACCTCTTCTGGTCTCCAGAAGTATCCTAACATCTGATTGGTTAGTTTATCAAAGACAGGATACTTATATGAATCATATCTTTGTACTCCCAAGGGTTTACCAAAGAACATAGGTTGTGTCTTGGTATCAACGTGTTCCTTATTGAACACAGTCATGCCTTGGATATTCATAGGTTTGGAATTGGTTCTAAATTGCACAGGATTCACACTCTTCTGTATTATTTTCTATTTCTGCTAGTAAATTCGCTGTTGATACAGGTTCCTCTATCTCATCACTCTTCATGTCGTGAGTGTTCTGATAGTAGGAAGTTTTCCAACCGTACTTATATGTGGTCAACAAATCTTGTGCCATAACAGACACTGGCACTTCATTGTTAGGGTAGTTCTCTGGATTGTATGACCAGTTACCAGATATTGCTTGATCAAAGAATTTCTGCATGACAGAAACCACATTTATATATCCATTATTATCTTTCATGTTCCATAACAAAGTATAATTATTTTTTAGTTTAGTATACTGTGGTACAACCTGCTTAAGAGGTCCTTTTTTTGATTTCTTAATGGACAGGTAGTCTCTAGGTGGTTCGATACCGTTTGTTGCGTTTGACACAACGGAACTGCTCTCCGATGGCATCTGTGCGGACAATGTTGAGTGCCTAAGACCGTGGGTCTTGATGTCATCCCGTAAAGAATCCCAATCATGCTGATACGCTACCTCCGTAATTTCATCTACATCGCTCTTATATGTATCAATTGGTAATACTCCATTGTAATATTTGGTACGGTCAAAATACTCACATGCACCCTTCTCTTTTGCGAGTTGATTTGATGCCTTCAGTAAGAAGTATTGGAACGACTCAGTTAGTGTGTGAACTGCATCCCATGCTTCCTGTGAATCATATTTGAAACCAAGTTTAGCAAGGTAATGTGCTAGACCAATGAAACCTATACCAAGAGATCTTCTTGCCTTAGTAGAAACCTCTGCTGCACTGATAGGATACTCTTGATAGTCAATGACTTCATCCAATGACCTGACTGCAAGGTCACATAGTTCTTGTAACTCTTTATCTGACTGTACTTTTCCTACGTTGACTGCTGATAGTATACACAATGCTATCTCACCTTCACCATCTATGTGTTGTAGGGGTGTGGTAGGTAGGGTTATCTCCTGACATAGGTTACTCATAGACACCTTATCAAGGAATGATGAGTGACTATTACAGTGGTCTATGTTCATGATGTATATACGACCAGTCTCTGCTCTCTCCTTGAGTATGTTTAGGAAGAGTTCCTGTGCTGAGATGGTAGTTCTGGGGATCGATTCATCAGATTCGTAACTGCAATATAACTCATCAAAACTATCGGTCCCAAAACTCTCAAACAAGTTAGGACAATTATGGGGAGAAAATAACGAGATTTCTTTATTCGAGATAAACCTTTCGTAAAAAAGTTTTGAGATTTGGATTGAGTAGTCAAGTTTTCTGACACGATTGTCCTCTGTTCCTTTGTTGTTCTTTAGTACAAGTATATCTTCTATTTCTTGGTGCCAGATGGGGAAGTGGACAGTCGCTGATCCACCTCTAACGCCATTTTGAGTGCAGCATCTGACAGTACTTTCAAACTTTTTGAGGAAAGGTATAACGCCTGTGTGTTGTACTTCTCCGCCACGGATTTTGCTGTTGATGCCACGGATTTTGCCCGCGTTGATACCGATACCCGCCCTTTGTGCAACATATTTGCCGATAGCCATATCAGAACTAAAGATGCTATCGAGGGTGTCATCAATATCAACAAGAACACAGCTAGCAAATTGTCTAAGTGGAGTTCTAACCCCTGCCATGACAGGTGTGGGAATGTTGAGCTTGTGTTTGCTGATGCTGTTGTAGTATCTCTGAACATAACTGAGTCTAGTCTCCTTAGGATAGTTTGCAAATAATGTAGCAGCAATCATGATATACATTTGCTGCGGTGTCTCAAATACTTCACCTGTGCTTCTGTCTTGAACAAGGTACTTATCAAATACCTGTCTCAAACCTGCATAGGTAAAGAGATAATCACGTCCATGATCAATGAATGAATTTATTTCATCAACTTCATCATCAGAATATTTATCAAGCACTGTGGTGTCATACAGACACCTCTCAACGCACTCCTTGATATGCTCACGAATATGTGGTATCTTCTCTAACTTACCATACAGACCCTTACGGAGGGCAAAGAGCATCAATCTAGCAGCAACGAACTGATAGTTAGGATTATCTAGACTAATAAGATCACTGGCAGACTTGATAAGGATGTTCTGTATCTCTGCGGTAGTGATACCATCAAAGAATTGTATCCCAGACTGTATCTCAACCTGTGAAGCAGAGACTCCTGCGAGTCCTTCACATGCACGTTCTGCCATGATGTGCATTTTCTCAAGGTTCAATGGTTCACTGGAACCATTTCTCTTTACAACTTTTATACCGTTGCTCATACTTTTTTCCAAGTTTGTAATTTAAGTTTAGCGTTTAGACCTGTATATGTGTTTGATTCTAACAGAGAATTCACATCGTGTCCAGCAAGTACCATATCATTGATGTCTTTTTCTCTGATATGTGTTGGAAAGATCACCACCTTATTGGATTTCTCGATGGATTGAGTAATCTTAGAGACGATCTCCCTGTTCCTTGGTTCGTTGTCGTAGACATAGGTAAATTTAAGATGATTATACCCGCTAAGATCCACGTCACTACCACACATAGCAATGGAATTGTCAATGAACGTTGAGTCAAATGGTCCTTCCGTGACATACACCTCTTTCGTTTCATCTATAGTGTCAAACCCAAAGACTTTTGGGTGATCTTCTACCATCATCAGGGTCAAATATTTAGGTTGTACGAACCCATCCAGAGCACGTCCTTGAAACCCTATCAACTCCTTATTTGAGTCATAGAAGGGGATTACGATACGTGCATGATCATCACGAACATTTGTAAATGTTGGTTTGATAGTATTACAAAAATGTTTATACTTATCAGCGTATAAAAATTTCGTAGGGTCTAGTTTTCTTGCCTTTAAATAAGAAGATGCCCTAGCATTTGTAGATGCTAAAGGCAAGTCTAGTTTCTTTCTGAATACAGGTTTATTGATTATCTTCTTGAAGTCTGGTGCAGGAGCAACAGTTCCCTTACCAGTCAATCCTTCCTTATATCTCTCAAAAACATACTGATCATACAGATTAGAGTCTTGATCCTTTAGAAAGTTGGTAAAAGATCTTGACAGACCACAGTTGTGGCATTTGAAATTGAAATCTGTCTTGACTTGATAGAGATATCCTCTAGTTTTATTCCTATTCTTCTTCGAGTCACCACAATAAGGACACCTGAACGTATAAAGATTGTTCTTTGTCCTTTTGAATTTACCAAGTCGAGCAGATACCAAACTTATATACTTGGCATCAATGTGAATCAT